GCTAGATACATCCTCAAAACCGGTGGTTGGTGTGACGATGTCATCACCAAACACCCTAACCTTTCCTATCAACCTCCTACACTTGGGAGACTCAAAACTGCTAACACCGTTAGCGGCCAAGGTCACCAAGAGGAAGATGATTGATTGAATTGGAAAGGTTAGTGCAGTACCTTGAGAGAAGGCCTTCACTTTCCACCTTACTTCCCCGGAAGGAAGCTGGATGTACGGTGATCGGCAAGCGTGCACAGCCCGTAAAAAGGACGGAGCACGTCTAAACAACCTCTCAAGGACATATAGGGAAATCCTATCAGAGGCTGACTTAAGGTCGATGGTCGAGAGACCACGATCTAAGCTGCCAAGATAGGCAAGGTGACGCGACTTGCTCTGGTCCCTAAAATCGATAAATCGACGATAGGGGTGCCGGAGATCACGGAACCAATTCCATATATGCTGCTGACTCCACATCATCTCGTTGGGTTCCGAACATATCAACCTAGGCTTGGTCGCAGTCTTCGGGACTGCTATAAGCTTAGATGGTCTGATCGAATCCACGACAAGTAACCGAGGGGTACTAAACCCTCCGGTTACTAGATGATATGGAAAGTGCTTCTCCAAACGGGAAGGATAAGCCTCTATGAGGTATTTATCCTTCTTTAGGACCAGGTTCGAGATTGAACCGGGGCCCGGTTTGAAGAATCCTGCTCCCCCACGACCGTGGGAGAGTTCGGCTGACTCCCTGGTCCACTCTGACTCGAGGTAGGTGGAGAGCTCATCACTGAGCTGCTCGAGCCTATCGAGAGCGGAATGGACTGAGGATGATAAGCGAGATGAACCTGAGGCGACGAAGTCGTCTCCGAACGGAAGAACATGATGATCATCATCCATAGGGTGATAAACGTCATGAATCCGAAGATCATCAAGCTTATGGGCATCCAACTCGTCTCCTTTCCAAGAGAGAGTCGGGCGCCTGATGCTGTCATCTTCAAGGCAGTAGTCCTTAACTGCTTCGTTTACGAGGCGGTCGGGACAAACCTCAAAGAGACTCTTCCATAGACAGGAAATCTGTCGCAGGAAGAAAATAGCATCCACGTCAGGCACGTCAAGCAGACTGCCAGTCTTATCAAAGACTCGAGACCAGAGGCCCGAAAGGAATTTCGGCACTCCGGACTTTCCGAGTCCCATCAAGGGACCCGAAAAGGTAGCTCGACCCACTTCGAGACCATTCGTGAGAACGGAATCGATGTGAGGGAGGTCCGTGGTCAGAAAACCACGACCTCTGTCTTTGGTCATTTGGGTGATTCGAAGGAAATCCTTCTCTTCAACTCCAAATGGGATGTTTCTCTCACAGTCCCGAAGGACTGCGAGAGTTGCCCCAACCATGTTGAGTAGCTGGCTCTTACTCATAAGGGATAACTCCGTTATGATCCAGCCTGCCACTACGTCATGCGATAATCAGACTGGGATTAGTTATCCCAGTTCGACATCGCCGTCGCATTAGCCAAGGTCCCGAAGGCAAGAGTGCCAACGAGAGTCTTGGCGGCATGCACGTTATCACCACCCTCAGGGACGGTGAAAACGAAGTATGCCTGATACGTACGGAGGGTATCACCCTCAAGACGCGTCATCTTCAGCTCCGCACTGTGACGAGAATTACCAGGGGTAGAACCCTTGGCCTTCTGCGAAACATTACGGATCTTGAAGCGGACTTCTCCACCGCCAGCAAGGCGAGTGAAGTATTCCGACGAGTAACCATCCTGATTGATACGAGTCAACGAATGACCCGTACCATCAATGGTAATCGTAAGAGGCGTGGCAAACATGGTTTTCTCCTTAGTTGAAGCCTAATCCGAACGGGTATAACCCCGCTTAGACGAGGCAACAACCGCAGAGATGTTGGCGAGTTGTGTGCGTGAAAGCACGTCGAATTGGCTGACGTAGTTACCAGGTGCCCCCGGTAACCGATACTTTCTCTCGTAAGAGAGGAGTATCTGGGGGAATACAATGCCAGGAACTGGATTGCCTATTACCTCAGCAACAAGATACTTGTTGGTGCGGCACATTACAGAGCCTCTGTCAACGAGCCCGGGTATCGTATTACCGATATAACCCAGGTAATCGCCAACAGAAGCAAAGTAATCAGCAAGCCATGACCAGGGAACAAGTTCCCAGAGGTCGTTGATGGAGATATCTCCATCAACTAACTTGGCACGCGCGAGGAGACGTAATTGGTTATCTGAGAGATGCTTAAGCGTCTCACAGGTCCAAATCACGTGACCCCAAGCGGAATGAGCGATAGAAGTGGTCTCCTTAGTATCGATACGGAAAGGCCAGGACTGAGAGAAAGTATTCTCAGATACTGACGGTTCCCGGACGTACTGAAGAAGACCTCTAGTGCTCTTCTTGTAACCCCTATCTCGAAGCCTCCTTAATTCCTCGAACCGACGATTAATCAGTTCGGGAAGGGTAAGGATGGTCTCGAGATCGGAGAGCATGGGAGAAATACCGAACGACCAAGAGAGCCAGGCGTCAGATAGCTGATTAAGCTTACTGGTTCGCCATCTCCTAACATTGATAAGATCCTTAGCGGATCTAATCAGCGAAGGGACTTCTCGGAGTTCGAAGAGAGCAACGGGAACGTTGCTCTCAGCCCGTGCCGGAGACGTCTGATTGACAAAACGAGTGTACTCGTATTGGAGATCAGAGTCTGTCACATTGGGACCGATATTAGCCATCAACGTCCGTATGGAGTTGGGGTTATATCCGTAGCGTGGGATAAGATACTTATCACACACTACTTCCCTAGAGGTGCCGGCCAAGATGCCTTTACCACTGACTTCACCTGAGTGTACACGCCACGTTTCGGACTTGAATAAGTTACCGTTACGGGGCATGTCCACCAGGTCTTCAGTATAGCGCTGGATGGGGGAATACGAAGAGTATTCGTATTCGTCCCAGTCAGATCTATGGAACTTCTCTACGATCGATCCGTTAACAACAGGATCGGCCATGGAGCGGTACCGGTTAGTCATCTCAACTCTCCCTAATTACGTCAACCACTGGAGGAG